TTATTTTATGGGTTTCATGGGCTTGTCTTTTCTGATATATATTTGTGTTGTTTTTGAAGAAGAGTGGCCAAGTTGTTTTCTTGCTAACTCATCATCAACTTTTAATGAAATATCTGTGGCTGTTTTAGCTCTTAAATCTCTCATTTGAACAACGGCAATCTCATCAGCTAATTCAGGATATTTTTCCATTGCAGCTTTACGTGTTTCTTTGAAGTAGTCTGTAAGCGATCTCCTTTCTAATTTACGACCCCATTTATTTACAAATAACCATTGTTTTTCTTCGGTAATTCTTCGCTTAATAATCTCACTTAACCTCCCTATAACTTCAAATCTGATTTTTTTCCCTGTTTTTTGTTGCGTGATGTGTAATAACCCATCATAAATATGAGTGCTATGGATCTTCACAACATCAATGGGGCGTTGTCCAAGTAAATATGCAACATCAATAATATCCTTCATATCATCAGAAGCACACTCATATATTTTATCGAGAATGTAATCTTCAACATAAATATCTCTATATTGAACTTTATACTTTTTAACTCCCGTAGATGGACTGATTAAATTTGTATACCCCCATTCTCTAGCTGTATTCCAGATATGATTAAACAACCCGATTTCTATATTTGCTGTCGGTTTTACATCCTTTCTCCATTCAAGATATTCTCTTATATGGATTGGCTCTATATCTTCAAGTGGAATAGGGGGGTCGCCAAAAAATTGGGTTAACTTACGTATTGCTTGGATATTTGAATTGCGGGTATTTCTGGCCTTTTTGGTCGGTACAACTTCATTTTCATAGCGTGAGAGAACTTCGATAAATAAAATCTTATTACTTACTTGATGTTGCTGTACGTTTAGTTTTGCTGCTTCTAATACAGCGAACCTTTTATCCTTACCAAGAGGCTTTTCTTTTTTATCAGCCATTGTGTAATAGTAATACATTACTTTCGTTCCATCGGCTTTCTTTCTCACTCTACAAACTAGCCCCTGAGGTAATCCTTGATATTCTTTTTTTCTAGGTCGCCCCATATCAACCTCCTTGATTTAATACATTAGATCTCCATACTACTCTTGCTTTTTGTTCGCTAGCAACACTCGATTTGTGTGCTTTCTTGTTTGAATAGTCACGTCTAACAATAGGGTGCTTGGTGTTTCCATTAGGTGGAATAAATGCGATCCCAAGTTGATTAAGTCTTTGCATTTGCCTTTTAGGTTGTAGGTAACCTGTAATATATAAAATTTCTAAAGGGCTAAGGAATTCATCATAAATATTAACTTCCATAAATCCTCCTATAAATAAAAGCCGTCATGGACGGCTTAATAAAGCATTTCGCTATACAGTTCTTTCGGGGTGTACCCAATATCGAACTTAATTTGATTGTTTTGTTTTGCGATTTCCAGCGCTTCTTTTCTGTCAACAAAGCGACCTTTATTTGTGATAAAGCCTTGTTGAACTTCATGCTCGGTGTAATAGTCATCAATCATGCCCAAAGTTTCATGAGCATCTGGACTATAATGACGAACCATTGGCAATACCCATTCGAAACCTTTCTTGTTATTACGTTCTTTGAGTGGCACTCTTATTTCAAATTTAATCGCAGCACAAACAATCAATTCTGGCTTTTGATTTTCCATAACTTATCTCCGTGCATTTTTCATGGCATCAAGCCAAGCTTGGGCATCTTCTTCGGTAGCAAATAACAAACCTTCCATAATTCTTTGCTTCGTCTGATAATCATAATCGCCATTTTCTTTTTCAGCCACCCAATCAGAAATCGAAACGAAACTACCATCACCATCATAAGCATCAACATCGTTAATGACGATCGTGTAGCATCTTTTATTTTCTTCTGGATATGTAATTGGAGCGGGTAAAGTCAGCGTTACTGTTGGGCGTGGTTCTTCGTACATTCCGACTATGTCTAATCCGTCACCTCCGCATGACGCATACAGTCCATTTTTATACCACCCTATAAGACTATCTCTACTGCGATCATCAATAACATATCCGATCATTGCACATTCTTCACGAACTGGATTTTCCATCACAAACTTCACAAACGCTTTATTTCCATTTCTAAGCACCACTGGTTCGCCAGCAAGCGATCGTTCTAAGTCAAATGGTCTCATTTTCTAATCCTTTCTTTTGGGAATAAAAAACCGCATTTCTGCGGTTATTCTGTGTATTTATCTAAAAGATTATTTATCGCCTCAGCATCTTCTGATGTTAATTTAAAGTAGCTTGATGCTATTTTCTTTTTAACTGCGAACCTTAATTCTATTAACTTTAGTTCATGCAAGTAGTCTTTTTTACTTCTATAAATCCTACCGTATAATGCTCCATATTTACTTTCTTCATACCCATCAGATAAATTGATCTTTCTATCTTGACTAAGCACTCTAATTGTTAAATATTTTCTTCCGATTTTTAGAACTTCGGTTTCACGCTCAAATGTTGATCGTCTACCTGTTTCTACAAAATACACAGTGTCGCCAACTTTAAGATTTTTAATCCAATCTTTTTCCATAAATATTCTCACTCTGTCGGTGGTGGTGGAAGTGGGCGCCAGTGTGTTACACTATCGTAAGTAAAGCCGTATTCTTTTAAAGAGGTGTCATAAATATCACTTCTAATTTGATGTGCGCCAGTTCCTTTAGATAAAAGTGGATTTATGTATATTAAATACATTCCTGATTTTTCAGGTAATCTCTCTGAACACGCAATCCAGCCGTTGTTTTTTTGAAATTCCACAATCTCTGGCAGTTCAACCATGCAATCAATTCCGTCATACAGACCAGACTGTTTTTCCTCTTCGTTTAAATCTCTAGTTTTAGACTCAGCTTTACCGAGAACTACACCATATATCGCATGACTTATGCGATCTTCATAACATTGCATATCTTGACCATCAGCACATTGTTGATGAAATTCTTCAGCGAAGTTCAAGCACGCTTTTTCAGCTTCTTCTTCAGTTTTGTGAAATGAAATGCTGTTTTCATCATAAACATTTACTGCGAAGTATTTATTTTCTGTTTCTGTCATAGTTAAATTCCTTTCATAAATAATAACCAATGCGTATTTGCCGCCTTTCCTGACTTATGTCCAAGAATGGGTTGTACTGGAAGAATGCTTAAAATCTCTTTCACTGTGATTTGTGTTTCATTCCACTTAAAAACTAGTGTGCCAAAATCATCGAGAACTCGCATACATTCCTCAAAGCCTTTTCTAAGCTGTGTTTTCCAGTCTTTATCAAGCCTCCCATACTTCTTTACTAGCCAAGAATTATCACCACCCTGTACCAAATGCGGCGGGTCAAAAATGACTAGTTTGAATGATTTATCGGGATACGGCATTGATGTGAAGTCGTGGAAAATGTCAGGTTTGATTTCTAACTTTCTCTGTTTATCTCTGTCTTTAAATGTTGTTTCGATTTCTCGAATATCCGCAAATAAAACTGCTGGATTATTCTTATTGAAGTGAAACATACGAGAACCGCAACATGCATCTAGAATCGGTTTGTTTTTCAACATAATTGCCTTTCTAAAAATAAAAAGCCACAATTAAGCGGCTTATTCTGTTTCTGTCATAATTAACCACCAAGTCTTGGCTCAGGACATTCCCATTCGTAGTTATCAAATTCAATCTTTCGGTGAATTGTGATATTACCCTTTATGATTTCAAACTCACAATTGAACTCAAGTCCTCTCTCATAACCATAAAATCTAAAATCGACATTATATTTCTCACTTAACTCTTCAAAATATGGTAAATACGGTCCCCATGCGTGCTGAACTGGAATTATTACAATGATATTTCCATCTCTACGAGCATAAAACTCATCATGAAATCCGTCCTTGCCTGCACTTATGAAACATCTATAAGTGTCTTTTAAGTGGCCATCTACACCACTTAGTTTTATTTCATCTTTTTCTAAGATGACTTCACCTTTTTTATAAATTTGTTCATCGAGGAATTTCTTTACATCTTCAATTTTTCCTCTTATTTTTAAATTTCCTTTACACCAATTCGGCATACTCTTTCTCCAATTTCTAAAAATAAAAAAAGCCACAATCAAGTGGCTTGTTGGATTAAATAGGATACTGTCTTTTTCACACCATCTTTGTCAGTGTATGAGTAAGAAATTCTTATTCCACGGTCCAATCTGCTGTTGATTTTCTCAAGCGTTATTTCAATACGTAGTAACCATAATGTGATCAACATTGTTATAACAAAAGCTTTCTGGACTTTATCAAGATCGCAAATTCCCGTGACATCTAAGATAAAAACGATGAACAGTAACCAAATTGCAATTCTCACTGACTTTTCAAAAAGTCGGAGTAGTTTATTAATCATGTTCTTTCTCACCGCCAAATTCGTTCAGCAGATTTTCTGTTAGCTCGGATAAAACACTTGTCATTAAGATAAAGTCAGCATCAAAACGCTGCGTATAATCTTCTTTCAAAATAATGTCGTCGTTTTTATCGAGTACGTTGTCCGCAAATTTCAAGCGTTTAAGCGTGCCATCTTCATTGAGAATGAATGACAAATTATCTTCCCATTCTAGCGATAACTTGGTGATAACCTTGTCGGACTCTAGCATTTTATCAATTTCTTCGCTGTTTAAGTCCTGATTTTTACACTTGATCAAACCGCTTTCTGTTGTGCCTGTAAATTCCGCCTCTTCTAGCAATACCAGCCACGTCGGATTGTCGCCAAGCCAGCTTGTCATAACTAAATGTGGATCTTTAACGAAAGATAACGGCACGACTGGCAATGATCCAAGTGTTTTTCTCAACAATGCCAAGACATCTTCTGCCGTCTTGTAAGAGCTTGCGTCGACATAAATCAAGCCTTTTTCTAAATCAATGAAAAGTGCGGTCTGTTTATACTTGCTGAACGCTTGCTGGAGTAGAACTGCAATAACATCATCTTTTAACGCTAGCTTTTCAATTTTCTCTAACTTGCGACCTTGTATTTTCTCAAACTCTTCAATGCGCTTGTTTAGTGCGTTATTAACAACGTGCACTGGAAGAATTTTTTCTTCTTTCTGCGCAACAAGCAAAATCTTGTTTTCTGCCGCATGATAGAGCAATTCACTGCTGTGAATTGGATTAGTCCAACCAAATTTACTCACATCAGATTTATCACACGGGCGATAAGCACATTGCTGTAATTTTTCTTGTAATTTTTCTGTTGACCAGTCTAACTGTTTTGTTAGACGGTAAATAATTGCATTTTTAAACCAAAACATAGTTATTCCTCCATTTCTTTAACTTCGAAAATATCCGAGCATATTTCATCAGCGTGAAAGTCAATTAATTTAATTCCGACATATTCGCCATAAGCAAAACCATCCCCATAGTTCCACAAATAGTTATCCATACTTTCAACATCTGATAACTTCCAATTTCTATCTTGTTCGTGATAAATCTTACTTGTTGCAACCGATAACACGTATTCCAAATGTTCTCTAAGTGGGTTGCTTGCATCAGGTGAATCAGCCCAGAAAGCGGACATTTCGGCAATTCGTTTTTTAACTTCTGGAAAGTCAAAATCTATCTCAAAGACTGCGTAAATCTCGATAGATTCAAATGTTCTTGTGCTAACTTTAAATTTTTTCTTGCCTGTAAATTCCATGTTTATTTACCTTTTTTAGATACAAAAAAACACGCTATTGCGTGCTGTTCAGTATTTAAGTATTACTTAATAACTGAATTAATTCTGCGGATAGTCAACGACAGGTAAGATGTTGACTACTGGTTGTTGTGTTAATGGCTCATCTTCAATATCCAAACGCCCGCCTAACGTCGCATAACCTACAATATCTCGCCAGTGGTCAACCTCGTGCGGATTTCCATTCACAATCCGCACAATCTTTGTCGCTATCATTGTGAGCGCGTAATATTGAGATGAATCCATATTGCTCTTACCGCTATTAATAACATTCATTAACTCTTTAAAATCCATTGCGCCCGCGTGAAAATCACCGTGCGTTGTTTCTCTTTCGTCTAACACTTCTTTAATCATTCTTCTTTCCCTTTGTTTAAATCATTCCGATTAATAAACTCTCTACGTTCTTCATTGAGAATGTCGATTTTCTTTTCGTGAAATGTGATCTCTCTATCAATCGCATCTAAATCACGCTTGTTTAATTCTGCTATTTCGCTTTCGGGGTGAATCATAAAATTAATATTCTCCTTAAATAAAAAACCGCACGATGAAGTGCGGTTTGGTTTCTTGTTCAGTCTTATGTTTCTTTATATTTATTAAAAGTTGCTATTGCACGTTTCTCCAATTCAGGAAAGAGAGAAAATTCAGAAATATTTAATGTTGCTAATTGTTCTTTTATTATTTCTTTGCTATCACTTGATATTTTTATCTTATGTGGTGTATATTCCAGATTTGAAGGTTCTTTGCAAGCAGTGTTGATACTGAGTTGTGATCCATAAAGGAAAAAATAGCCACTTTGGTTTATTAATCTATTATTATTTGCCACAGGTTTAACACAAAGGACTTTATCTATAGTATCTATATAATTCATCTCAACTTCACTAACATAATGTCGAGTTATCTCTCTTAATTTAGAGATTTTTGAAATAATTGGAAGTATATTTGATTCTGTTAAAGCTTTATTAAATGTTTCTCGCCCTAATATGTCTATGAAGGTTTGCTCAGCTTTTTCCATAAAAGGGGTAATTTTATATTTTATATTTGGATTTGTCTTTATATCTTTAAGCTCCATATAAACTGTAACTAGATTCAATATTATACTTCCTATCCCATCTTTGAATAAATCTTTTTTTAGTTGACTAAGACTTGATATCACTAATACGTCTGGGTTATTCCAGTGTAATATATTTTCATTTGGAATATCAAAAAACATTACCTCTCCGTTTTGGATTTTATTATTTTTTTTAGATTCTGACACACTAAAATATAGCGCAACTAAAGGGTTAGAAGTTAAATCTAATAATCTCGTTGGACATCCGTAATGCTGAAGTTTTACTAGTAAATGGAAAGGATCTAGTTCTTTCAGTTCTTCAGGATTACTAGCAATCAAATCATAAATCATTTGATGCTCATATTTTATATGTTTTCCATCATTCCTATAAATACTTGGGGTTAATGAAAAGTTCTCATCAGAATGCCCCCTATACAATCTTGTATGCCCTTCTTTAATCTCTTTACTATTTAATCTTATTAGAAATTCTTCAATACTTTTAATTGGCTCATCATTATGTGTTTGTTCAGTCATTTTTTATTACCTAAGAAATTTTGATATTGCAGATAGTATAAATTAGAGTAAATAATGTTACCTTGATTTTAATCTGTCAGAAAGACTATTAATAAAAAATTCAAAACGGTTGTTTCTATATCATTTATAAAATGTAAATTATAAAATGCTTTAAAATCAAT